GGCAACTTACACACACGGCGAAAAATCCGAAATCGCCTGGAAGTTTTGGGTTAAGTGTTGAAATCGGTCAAAATCAATAAGTTCGGGTTGAGATTCGCTGTACTTTGTCAGCTTTTCGAGGTCTGGGCGCCACACCACAGGAAGCTAGGTGATTCATATGGGAGCGTACGAGATAGAGCGGAACCGTTGGATGGAGTTATTCAAGCAGTCCGACGAATCGACGCAGAAGGCGACGACAGGGCTGATCGAACGGGCTGCTTATCTCTACTCGTTATGTAGCGACCTCGAGGCAGCGATAGGGAAGTCGGGCGTCATCAAGATCCACCCGGAGCATCCTGAGATTCAGAAGCAGGTGCCAGCGGTCAAGGAGTATGCGCGTCTCTCGGAGGCGTATGCAAACATCGTCAACAAACTCAATGGGTTGCTGTCGAAGCACCAAGTTGATGACGATGATGGGCTGGGGGAGTTTGAGTGAGTCTGGTTACTCAGCTAAGGCAGAAGTACCCCGACTCCTGGTTGCTGGAATACATCGACAAGTGCAAGAGCGGCGAGATCCTTGTGGGTCACGAGCTGATGCAACAGCTCGACATGCTCCTTGATCTTTTCGACGATCCTGGGATACAGGTGGACTTCAGCGACGCCCACAAGCGCATCAAGTTCATAGAGACGAAGTGCCGGCACTCGGAGGCGCCGTTTGCAGGCAAGCCGTTTGTGCTCGAGCTGTTTCAGAAGGCATTCATTGAGGCCATATACTCGTTCAAGATATATGATGACGAGCTTGGACATTGGGTCCGCAAGCACCAGGATGTGCTGTACCTGGTCGCAAGAAAGAACGGCAAGACGCCGCTTATAGCTGCCATATGCCTTGCCGAGTTCTTCTGCGGGCCAGTGGGATTGAAGATACTCTGTTCGTCCAACGACTACGAGCAGGCCGATCTCATGTTTCAGGCGATCGACAACATGAGAGAGGGATCGCCGTCGCTGGAGAAGGTCACGAGGCGCAATATTAAGGGGATATACTTCGGCAACCCCAAGAAACCGAAGCGCAAGGGTAAGTTCTCATATGTTAACAAAGGGAGTATACGAAAGATCTCGGCTCGGACTGGGGCCAAAGAGGGTCGAAACCTCGGGATGGCCGCCGCAGACGAGGTACACGAGTTGAATGACAACTCGTCGATCATGCCGATCAGACAGGCTCTCTCCACTCAGGAGGAGCCTCTTTTCATAGAGTTGACTACCGAAGGATTCATCGACGGCTATCTCACGGAACGGCTGAAAGATGCCAGGTTAGTTCTCAACGGCGAGCTTGAGCGACCCAGGTGGCTGATATGGTTATACACCCAAGACAACGAGTCAGAGATATGGGCTGACGAAAGAACCTGGGTGAAGAGCAATCCCGGTCTAGGGACGATCAAGAAGTGGAGTTTTCTCCGCCAGATGGTCGACGAGGCCAGGGGTAGCGCGGCCACTCGGGCGTTTGTGCTCGCGAAAGACTTCAACATAAGGCAGAGTTCCGCATCTGCCTGGCTGCTCCCGGAGGACATAGAGAATCCGGAGACCTTTGACATCGAATCGCTGCGCGGGTGCTTTGCGATCGGCAGCGTTGACCTGTCGAAATCCGGGGACCTCGCCAGTGCGAGAATCATGGTCATGAAGCCCGGAAGCCCCAAGAAGTATATGGTCCAGCGGTATTTCATTCCGGAGTCGAAGCTCGAGACGCTGAGCAAAGACGATCAGAAGATGTATTTGGGCTGGATCAAGGAGGGGCTTATTGAGGTTTCGCCTGGAAACGAAAACGACTTCAGCCTTGTAACAGCGTGGTTCGTTAAGCTGTTCAAGGACCATGGGATACGGGTATACAAGATCGGCTACGACAAGTGGGGCGCAGTCTACTGGGTCAAAGAGATGGATGAGTATGGATTTGACTGCGTGCGGATCGACCAGACCTGGGGCAGCATGAGCGATCCCATGAGACTTGTCGAGGCCGATCTCAAGAGCAAGCTGATTGTCTACAATGCCAACCCTATAGACAAGTACTGCCTGCAAAACACAGCTATGAACATGAACGCGAAAGCCGAGATCATGCCGATCAAGATGCAAGAGCACCTGAAAATCGACGGGACCGTAACCATGATCATTGCATATCGGGTGTATATCGACACCAGGTCTGAGTACCTCCGGTTGGTAGAAGGGCGGTGAACTGATGGCACTCCTGGATGTGTTCAAGGGGTTGTTCACGAGGGGCGATAGGCGTGGTACCTATGCGAAGATGCTTGACGGCACCCTCCCGCTCTTCACCCAGTTTGGGCAGAACATCTATGCGTCGGACATTGTTCAGATGGCGATTGACCGCATCGCAACGGAGATGAGTAAGCTCCAGCCGCGACACATCCGTGTCGATCCGAGCGGAATACAGAAGGTTCCCGAGAGCAAGTTGAACCGCTTGTTCCAATTCGCCCCGAATCCATTAATGACCACGGCCGACTTCATCGAGAAGATCATGTGGCTGCTGTTCATGAACTACAACTGTTTCATCTACCCAATGTATGAGGCGATCGAAGGGTCGCAGGGGACTCGGAGAGAGTATGTCGCCCTGTATCCCCTGAACCCGTCGACTGTGGCGTTTATCCAGGATTCTGTTGGAACTCTGTTTGTGAGGTTTGAGTTCCCCGGCGGGGCGAGTTTCGATCTTCCATACGCAGATGTGATACATCTCCGCAAGCGGTTTTCGGTCAACAGCCTTATGGGCGGGGGGATAAACGGACAACCTGACAATTCTGCGCTGCTCAAAGTACTCAACATCAACCATACGGTGATGGAGGGGCTTGGCAACGCCATCAAAGTGAGCTTGTCTGTGCGGGGTATCCTGAAGATCAATACCCTACTCGATGACGACAAACAGGCTGCAGAGCGTAAGAGGTTCGAGGAGGCCATTAATAAGGGCGAGTCCGGGATCGTCCCCATGGATCTGAAAGGCGAATACATCGACCTGAAACCGGACCCGAAGATCATTGACAAAGATACCATGGCATTTATCCAGGACAAGATTCTCAACTGGTATGGGGTGCCGCTGCCAATACTTTCGACAGACTACACTGACGATCAGTATCAGGCGTGGTATGAGAGTACCCTCAATCCTCTGACGAACAAGCTAGGACAAGCCTTTACGCACACCCTGTTCACGCCATCGGAGCAGAGCCACGGAAACCAGGTGGTGTTCTACCACCGCGACATGATGTATCTGAGCACCAAGTCAAAGATCGAACTGCTCAAGACCGCTGGTGAACAGGGATTGCTGACAGATGATCAGAAGTTGGCGATACTCGGTTATCCACCGCTGGCTGATGGGACGGGGAACCGTCGCACGATCTCGCTGAACTACATTTCGACCGAGATTGCTGATGAGTACCAACTCAAACGAGCCGGTGTTACGAGCGGCGGCAGTAAGGGGGATGAACATGAGTAGTAAATGGAAAGCCGATGAGGTCGCAGTTAGGTGGTTCAGTATTCCTGACCTTCGGGCGGCCATAGTCGAGGAGACTCAGAAGAACATCATCGAAGGCCATCCGGCGGTATATGACCAGAAAACCGCCATAGGACCATCGGATGACCCGTGGTTCTTTGAGATTATCGAGCGCGGCGCGTTCGATGGGTGTGACTTCGACGATGTGTTGTTCACGGTTAATCACGAGCATGGCCGGATTCCCCTTGCTCGGAGCCGTAGGAACAATGCCAATTCAACGTTGCAGATCAACCTCGACGAGAAGGGTGTGTTTATACGCGCCGTCCTGGACGTTGAACGCAATACCGAGGCGAGGAGCCTATACAGCGCGGTGGAGCGCGGCGACATGGACGGGATGTCATTCACATTTCGGGTGAGTGAGGAAAAGTGGGATGACATGGATAAGCCCACGCCTACTAGAAGGATACAGAAGTTCGCAAAGGTTCGTGAGGTATGTGCGGCCACGTACCCTGCATACCTCGCTACCGATATACATGCTCGTTGTGACCAGGCAGCATTGGAAAATGCTCGCCAGACATTGGAAAATGTCCGGTCTGCGTTGGAAAACGAAAAGAACGAGCTAGAGGCCCTGCGGCTCAGGGCTCAGATACTAGCGAAGAGGTGATAGAAATGAAGGATAAGCTGTTGAAGCTGCTCAAGAGCAAGGAGGACGAGAGGGCTTCTCTCGTCAAGAGATCCGGCGAAACCGAGGACATCAAGGAGCTCCGATCGATCAACGCGGCGCTCGATGCCATCAACAGTGAAATTGATGAGTTGCGGGGGATGGTTGCAGCTCTCGACGAGGCAGAGAAGAAGAATGAAGAGGCCCAGGGCGAGCAGAGGTCTGCGGATCCTGTTGGCGAGACTACCGTGGTGGCTACGTATGGCGTTGGCTCCGGTGAAGTCAGGGCAGCTGAGCAGAGCGACCCGTGTGGCACTCTCGAGTACAGGACGGCTTTCATGGACTACGTGAGGACCGGAAAGATTGCTCCTGCTCTT